GTCTGCACAGATCGCCTAACCATATGGGTTTCGTGCGTCCCATGCTGTCACTCGTATTTCAGGTGCAGTCCATGTTGTGCTCTACATGTAGTCAAGTCGTAAGGCGTTTAAGCCCCTTAGATCGTATCTTGATAGGTAAATTAAATCGGCATTGCCGTTCAATTAATACCCCAAGCTTACTTTCACCAACTCAACACATACTATACGACACACTCATATATAAAGAGTTCTAGCATGATAATGTCAAAAGGGGTATATAAACGTTCAGAAGAGGTAACAAAAAAAATTATAGCCAGTTTGGCTTATTGCAATCTACAATTACCGTGTCAATAGCTGTGTTAACCATTGCACCGATTGATGTCTTATTGCAGCAGGCATCACACGTTGAGACACCTGTTTTAGTCCATCTCTGGTGAATGTCATCTTTAATAGACTGACATGTCACACAAATAAAACGTACCATAACATCTAAAGCACACACTCATATATAAAAGACTCTAGCATGATAATGTCAGAAGGGGTATATAAAGGTTACAAGGGGTTGCTAGAAGCCCTTAAATACTATCAAAACTACTACTAACTCCTTGCCATAAGGTCGAAGCGATTGGTTGAGAATCATCGTAGTTGGTGTCATTCGTAATAGGTGACTTTGAGTAACAACGTTTGAAACAACCTGTTAGCTAGAGGGAAAGGGTCAATGGCGACAGAGCCCACTGCTTTCATTAGCGTGTTAGTAAGAGTAAACTGTTAGCCTTGGTATGCTTTGCTGATTGTTAGACAAGCAATGCCCGAAAGGGAACGTGGTAGGGGACTTTCAATTAACGGCTAGAACGCCTTATATAGAAGCGAAATAACAGTATAGTGTGAACACAGAACTCAACAGAACACTCTTCATACTTCAGGGATTGGCAAACAAAGCCATACTATTGAACACTGGAGAACACAACAGCGATTTGCAAAAAGCAATCGTTGGAATCATCAGGGGATCAGAGTTTGCATTTAAGGAACTGACTGGAGTAGAATACCACCCAGTACCCGAAGAAACTAAAGAAACCTCTGAAATCACAAGTCCAAACTAATTCTTTTTTTTATTTTTTACAAAGTCGCTTACAACCTTTATTAACCCCTAATTAAGGGGTATATAAAGCTTCAGAAGGTATTCAAAATAAAAAAATAGAGGTCTAAACCTCGATCATTTCGCCATTCCATGGTTTCCCATTAAGAGACCATTTGAAATCCTCTTGCGTTATACTAACGCCACGTAGACCGTTTAACCTCTCTTTAGTGGTTGGACTAAACCAGCCACAGTTTGAGATCTCAAGCCGTCCCATGTCGTTGTATTTGGCAATTAGATTTCCGTGTAAATACATAAGCCCGTCATGAACTGACATATTACCCGATGACATTTTGCCCCCGCTCTCAAATGCATTAACTGCATTTTGTGTGATCTTTCGCACCATGTTATTATTATTATTTTTATTTTATATAAGTCTTACTAGCAGGGTCTTGGAACGTTTATTAACCCCTCTTGAATAGGGGTATATTAAGGTGATGGTATGATCACAAATAGGGGTATATTAAGGTTTAGGGGACTTAGTAAAAAAATAGTATGGACTAATCGTCCTTTCTGTTGTCACATTCAGACCCACCACAAAACATATTGTGGTCATATGCGTAATTGCATGGGGCTTCAGGATCGTCCGTGTCTGATCCAAACATCACCAAGTCCAAACAGTTGTCAACAGCTATTTGACATACTGGGCATAGATGTGGATAGTCTTTCCCTGTTAGAAATTCCATAAAGTCAATAATACATACTATGATATAAATCATACTAGCGACATAAGGGGTATATAAACGTTCAGGGGACTTGGTAAAAAAATATACTACTTGAATTCTTTCCCGAAGCAATTATTACAAACATACACTTTATCTAATTCAGGACTATAGCCCACGTCTTGCTTTCCATACCAATAGCCATTGATAATATATCCTAGTGTTGTATTATTGCCTCTAAAGTCGTTGCAGTTTGGACATTTCTTAGCCATGTATAACACAGTACATACTATGATATAAACCATACTAGCCCAAAAGGGGTATATTAAGCTTCACATATTACAAACAACGCAAATAATACTAAGTCCCAATAGAACACCTTTATATACCCCCATTTAATAGACCAAAAAAAAAGAAGGCTTATAGAATCGCCTTAGCTTATGCTTAGGTCGATTCGTGGCTTCTTACAAGGCTGGACTGGTCATTTAACCGTTGTTGTGCACACCATTCAGAGTTTTCACCCGTAAGTTCTCACCCGTTCTAACGCTTAACCGTCTCAATCTGTTCTAGGTCTAAATAGGCATAAATGCAGATTTAGCGTTTACAGTTCTATACTACTTACACACCTTGTAATTAATAGTATGTAACATAGTATATAAAAGACTCTAGCCAAGTATTCAAAAAGGGGTATATTAAGGTTTAGAAGTGGTAACAAAAAAATTTATGCTTCTAACTTTTTGACTATGTCGCTACGTGCAACCAATTTCATCAAGTCTTCAAGCTTGGTTGTTAAATCAAGCAGGGCATCAGCGAAACATTGGCATTGATCTCCAACCATGTCAAGTCCGCATTCTGTACAAGTCAACTCTTGAGACATACTCTATATTATCTACAAACTATATAACAGTATCTAGCACCGACATACAGACACCTTTAATAACCCCATATCAATAAGGCGTATATTAAGGTTTAAACAGACTTGTAAAAAAAAACTAACTCTGATTTGTAAAGTTTATCCAGAGTCTTTGAGTCGATTTCTCAGGGTGTAATTTGTCGTAGTGTGGTATGTATCTTTGTAGACGCTGTTTTTCTTCATGTGTCCAATCTTCATCAGTCACCAAGTCATCAAATTTTTGTGTGCCGTATTTTAGTTCAGTCATAATGCTATGTATCTCATTGACAAAATGAGCACTACGTTTTTTCATATCTGATTTGAGTTTGCGTCCTCGACTGTATGAATCAATAGAGCCCAAGTCTGCGAGTATTGCTTTCTTGAATTCCTGCTTTGCTTTGTCCATTTTGAGAAACTCTGCATTGTGATACCAACAATGAGCCATCTCATGTATGATAACATCGATTACATGTTCTATGTCTGTTAGTCTTGCATTGATTTTCACTTTGCGTTGTCTGTGAACATATTGACCAGACCAGTCAACTTCAGGATAACAATAGCTCGTGAAGTGTTTGATGAATCTGCGGGTGTTTACTTCGCTGAGGAAATCTGCACGTTTGTACATTTGTTCAACTGCGATATGTGCTATCTTTGCGACCAGTTCGCTATGTGCTAAATAACTAGCGTTCATGCCGTCACGGTGTCCCGTAATTTCTACTGTTACTTGTCTTGGGTGATATTTCATGTATAGTAGTAAAAAACATAGTATATAAGTGCCTCTAGCCCCTAAAATTGATAAGGGGTATATTAACGTGTTGCAAGCCACCACAAACCTAAGCATTGCCAGCACCTTTATTAACCCCTATTCGATAAGGGGTATATTAAGCTTCAGACATAACCAAATAAAAAGAAAGAGAGTTAGGCTTACCTAAGCCCATATTAATGAGTCTGCAAGTTTTCTCTTCTTGCCAAACTGATGCCATGAAATCTCTATTTCACTATCCTTTGGCAAGGCAAATGTATTCAAGCCATTGAAAGAGAAGCCTTGTTCATTCATGAAGCCCATTATCTTTTCTAGCAGAAAGCCATAAACCTTTACAGAGTTATAGCCCTTGTATCTCTTACCTTTTACTATTAGGTCTGCAGCATAGAAAGGGTCATCGTCTGGACTCACTAAACGCATTTTGACTACTACGTCTTCGTCTTTTTTATTGACTTTGCCGTAGAGGTCTTTTATGCCTTCATTGATGTATTGTTCGTATTCCATCTTAATGTGTAGTCTACTCCTTTCTATATAAAGACCTCTAGCACACAATACATGCTATAAACACCTATATACTACCCAAACAATTCCACAGAGTTGGCATTTAACAAAGTACGTAGTGAGTGCACAGAGAGAAAATCCAATAATTAGGCTTTTTCCCTATACAGAAGATACAAATCGGGGGGCATTCTGGTACTTACGTCTCTTGCTATTCTCCCTAGGTTTAAGAGACAACTTTGATCCACAACAGATACACTTACGATACAAACCTAATCTCTGCCATGCCTGACATGTCCTACATCTCCCGTGAGATTTGAATGGAAACATCTTATTGTCTGGTACTTCATGTCTAGTCTTTAGTTTTCTTCTTTGTTCCCAAGTCCTTCCAACGCCCACTTTTCTGCTACAGGCGTTCTTACATATGAAAGGCAACTACCACTCCTCACCATCTGGGAATGGATTTTTCTTAACAGGCTTTATCCTCTTAATTATATTTATACGGCTGCCTTTTTCTACTTTATGTCTTATTCTCACTATTGGTTTTTCAATCATCTTGTCAAATTTCTTCATCATTTCTTCTGTTCCAGATTCCTTACAGCATGGATCATATTTCTGACAGTTTGGAAACATTGATTGAACTTTAACTATAATCTCATCGTCAGGAAGGTCATGTGTCTTATTACTTGCTACAGGCTTCTTATTCCAAATATCAGGGTCGTTGGGTTTTTTATTTTCAATCATCTATTAGTTCCCCTCTGTCTATTCCGTCCTCTTCAAGTTTTTCATCAAGATGTCGTACTCTCTGCATTAACAGCCATACTCTATTGTCTAACCTAGACCTGTCTCGTTCTATTGCCAATAATTCATCATGTATCCACTTATACATTTTTCTCACCAAGCTTAGCAGAAACAGCCGTTCCCTGTATGCGAAATGCACACCTTATCATCTCCCGTTTTGAATGATCGCCAAAATGATTACCACATGCGATACAGACCATCTTTGCAATTTCGTTGTTGCTAATCGTCATGGTCTTTATGCTCCTTTTTTACGTGATCCAACACTGCTGTAAAATCAACAAAGTCAGACCTACCACAGTAGATGCAGTGCTTTATATCATACGCCTTTTTCAAGTATATCAGTTCCAAATTCGCTTTTCTCGTAGTTTTTCTTCTTTATGTATTTCTTTGTAAAGTCGTCATATAATGAGAGACCAATCAGTACAGCTCCCACTGGCAAAAATATTGGCAGAAAGATTATTCCTACTACTAGTAACCATAAGTTCATACTATACCTAGTATGTAGTTATATATAAGGCTTACTAGCACCTAAACGCTGCCTTCGGCAGCAGCTAAACTGGAGAATGAAGCTCCTTTATCTCCCTAATCTTATCCTCGCACAGAAACGTAAGTTTCCAGAATGTGCGTTTATCTACTTGTGGTATCTCCTCCATTCTCATTTTTTTTGCGAATGAATTTTCAAACCATCTTATTATGTTACTATAGTCTTCTGGCTCTAGTTCTACCATACTTATCAAATCTCTTTATATTTAATAAACATTGTGTAGCTGGGTAGTAAATCCAGACCTCCCATAATGGGTATGCATACTCACACCACTACACAACTTTATAAATGACATATGTATTATAAATGTATGGTATTAGGTAAGAAGCACAAGCATGATGACGGTACTGAACACAGTCATGCAAATAGTGATATTTATCATGAGCACGGTAAAAAATGTGGTTGTGGTGAAGCAAGAAGCATCACCTGCAAACTACATGGCGACAAGTGACAAAAACGTTACAAAACGTTAACAAAGTATATAAACCACCGATTATAAGATAATTTATGGGATTGAAGAGTACCCTAGGTACAGTTTATGGTAATTTAAGGAATATTACCAAGGGTTATACTGAAACAACAACAAGACCATCAGTAGCCCAGCCATACATGAGTACCGATACAGGTGCTAAACTACCAATTTTTCCATTTCCACTTATAATGATTTATGAGTTAGCAGATAACATTGATGCATTAAGGATACCTATTGAAACTTTGAACAGAGAGATGTTCAAGAATGGTTTCGAAGTGGTTGAAAAATTCAAGTTCAAGTGTGGAAACTGTGGAAAAGAGTTTCAGTACAAGCCAATTAAGAATGATTTGAAAGATGAACAGCCATTTGAACAAAACCAAGACAATGAAACAAGCCAATTACCAAGAAGTAATGCAAAGAAGGCAATAGCACACGAATTAAATCCAGAAACCGATATGGAATGTGATACATGTGGCAGTGATAACCTAATTAGACCAGTCCCAGAGAATAGAAAACTTCTTGAAGACATGTTAGAGAGTCCAATTAACGGCAACAACCAGACATTGGAAGATTTGGCAAGACAACTGGAAAGAGATTTGGAAATTGCAGACAATGCATACTGTTTAGTGTTAAAAAACTATAAAATAGATGATCTAACTGGAAAGATAGACCGTGAGAACACCGAGATCAAGGAATTTCTTAGAATAGACCCACCTCAAGTCGCTTTAATTGCAGACTCTGACGGTAGAATAGGTTATGATGACAAAAGAAACCCAATTTTTGTCTGTCCGAGATTTGAACACCGTGATAAAAGACTTACAGAACCAATATGTGACAGATGTGGTGCAGAAGCACTTAAAGCAGTACTTGAAGTTAATTCTGTTTACTCCATAGGAATTCCACAGCCAAAACGTGTAGTTTATGGTGAAGGTGAAGTTATTTGGAAGGCAGGAAAATACAAACCGTCATTACTTTATGGATACAGTCCAATTTATGCAGTTTGGTCAAAGGCTATGGCACTAAGTCATATGGACGAATACATTAGAAAATATTTCGATAAGATGAGACCCCCAAGGGGTATGTTAGTAATTGCTTCACGTAATTACGAAACATTCAGAAAGTCATGGGACGTTCTAGAACAAAAGGCAATAGAAGACCCATACATGATACACCCACTTTTGGTTGAATCAGACAAGGGAGGCAAGAATATGGCTCAATGGATTGATTTCACTGGAAGTTTGAAGGAACTAGAGTTTACAGAGATTAGAAGAGAGCTTAGAATGATAATAGGAGCAGTGTTTGGCGTTCTACCGCTTTACTTTGGTGAACTGCCAAGTGGCTGGTCACAAGAAGGATTACAAGTTACAATTACAAACAGAGCAATCAAATGGGGACAGGATATTTTGTATACAGCGTTCCTAAGAAAGATTGCAAAGTTAATGGGAGTTGAAGATTGGGATTTAAGACTGAAAGGTGGAGAAGAGAATGACAAATTAAGAGACCTGCAGATACAGGGAGTAGAGATACAGAATATGGCAGCAATGCAAGCTATGGGATTCGAAGTTGCAAGAACACACACGGGAGAATTCAAAGTTTCAAAGAATCCAATAATTAATCCACAGATGATGATGTTACAAGGCAAGGCTGCTGAAGACGAAAAACCAAATACGTCTGGCTCGAAGGGAAGAGGTAGGGGAACTGCTGCACCAAAGGAAGACCAGCAAGAAGTTGATGGCAGACCAAAAAAACAGAGACCGTCTGACAAAGGTGGTATAGCTCAGGGAAGTCCTTCAAGTGGAAAAGGTACAAGTCAGTCAAAAAAGTCTGAAGTAGATTACAGATTAAATCCAAAAAAGTTTCCAGACGGTATAACACCAGCTAACTTTGAAATTATAAAGAGTACACTACAGTCTTCTGTAGATTTTGACTGGACAAAGAAAAGAACTGTTGAAGAATTAAGGAAAAGTGGAAATATGACTGTCAGGGACGCTAGAGAATTAGTAAAGCAGGAACTTCAGGACACAAAACAGTGGGAGAATGAGGATTTCTAACATATAAAAGTTTATAAACGGCAAAGATAACGATAATTATGGTAGATATAAAGAAAACAGAAAAAGTAAGGGAAAAAACCACAGCAAAAGTAGCGGTAAAGCCAAAGTCTGTTGAATTACCAAGAATAACAAACGTTTACAGTGCAGATTTTTCTATTATTGACAATACGATAGAAGAGATAAAGAAACAGAGCAGAAAAGTTGGAACAAGCCATTACGCATGTAACAATATTTACATAATTCTGCAAGACGCATTGAAAAAAGTAATATTGGCATATCATTAATTGGCAACTAAGCTAAATGTAGACACTGGAGGTCTTGATGTTGGAAAGAAGCTGTGGGAAAGACATCAGAAAGATGAATATACTCATGTAGATAATTATAAAGAGGCAATTTGTATTAATTGTTTTAAAAAAGATGCAACGTCAGCCACTATAGTAGATATTTGTGGTGAATGTGGTGGTAAGAGGGGAAGAGAGGCATTACTTGCGACTGTAGCACAGAAGATGTACGGACTATGCTTCTTTTGTGGAAAACATAAATTTAATATTGAGCAAATAAACGCTAGATTTTGTAGAAGGTGTCATAGAAAAATAGCAGATGTTACAAAAGCGTATAACAAAGCTGGTGGCACTTACGGTAATCCATTTTGGACAGCAATGAAAAAGAAAAATGGAAAAGACTGGAAAGAAATATTTACAAAGAATCTAGGAAATAGACGTTGATCTTACTCTTGATTTGGTTTTAATTGTTTTTGGATCAAACAGTATAAACTCAATTCTGTTTAATTTAATATTAAAAAACTTCTTAGACCAATCTATCTTCATAGTCTTTCTTGGCTTATCGCCCCAAAACCTTCCTACCCTAAAGAATATTGGTGCTTTTCTTAATCTTTTTTTGAAGAACTGAATATTTTCAGTTTTTGGGTCAAATGATACATCGTCATATTTTACGAGTTTTTCATCTCCGCTTAGATACTTATGTATGTTGTTTTTTTGAAAGCAACTTATTGACCTAGATGTGTCTGGTCTGTCAAAAAACTTTTCACAGTTACATACCACCATAAGTTTGTCATTCGGTGTTATCCAAATATCCAACAATGATAACGCTGCCTCATTTACCTCCAGCTTGTTTGATACATTATGTTTGTTTCTTAATACATATTCATCTATTGTATCATATACATGTACGCTTATACCCATACTGTATCATCTACATCTTTATTAATAAAGGTTTTGTTTGTTCCATATGGAAGAAGACAGTAAAATACAGTGTGAATGTGGTTCTACACAATATGGATACTATTCAGACCAAGGTTTGTGTTTTGTATGCTTTAAGTGTGGAAGGTTTGTTACAGATGGATTCGATCCTCTCGCTGAAGAACTATTCAAACAAAACCCCATGATACTGTTAAACCTAATTGCTAAAGGACATCTAAAACCTCTATCTAGAGACGAAGATTATAGATGAATAACAGGGTAATTTAAATAGTTAGGGAGACAATATAATTCATGTTAGAAGAAGTAATATTTAGTGACATTGCTGCTGGAGTACTTATTGCACTTGCATTAGGTATAGGTGGTGTAATAATGGGGTTCTTTAGAAAAATTTCAAAAACACAGGCAGATTTATGCACAAAAGTGACTAATTTGGAAAAAGCCCTCGTTATTTTATGTACGGCACTAGACAGGCAGACAAACAGGCTTCATACTGGGCTTGACAGCGACTTGCAAGACCTTGTGCGTAAGATATTATCAGATAAGGATTAACTTTATATAATCGGACGTTGTGTTGTGCAATATGGTAGATCCAGTACTAATAACAGTAGGAGCAGCAGTAATAGGAGCAGGTTTAAATACTCTGAGAGGGTATTTACATACTGAAGACCGAACATACTCTGCTAAAAAACTAGGTGGAGCACTAATCATATCTACATTTGCTGCAATAGCTATAGCACAGACTATAGCCGTTGAATCTGTAAGTATAGTAGGATTAGCCTTAATAGGACTCACAACTGGTTTCGCTGCTGACTTTGTCGTAAGTAAGGCAAAGAAAGATAACGAATAGGAAAGCAGGTTATTTATAAAAACTGCATTTTTATTTTTTTTTAAACTTTATATGTAGGTAATTATTATATATGTTTATGGTAAAGATTGGAAATTTGATAACAAGGTCTCTGTCTGTTTTAGATTCTACAGATGAAAACAGATTTTTTGAGGGATATTTGACAGTTGAAATGAAGGATAAACAGGGTGAAATAACAGTTGTTGACGAACTATACAAAGTTCTTCCAATATGGATTGACAGGGGAGCACCAATAACAGATACACATTCTAACAGGGTAATTGGTAAAGGAATTAATTTTGCAAAGACCACAGTGACAAGTGATGGTGTAACATATCCTGCAATCAAGATAACTGGGAAGATTCACAAGAACTATGAATTGGATACAGATATTTGGGAGAAGATTAAATCAGGTGAATACAAAGGACTTTCATTTGGTGGTGCAACAAAGGCAAACAGGATTCCAAAAGTAATGAAGGACGGAGAGATTGCATATGCACTTACAGATTTGGAACATTATGAAGTTGCAGTATGTAGAGATCCTGCAGTTCCATTGGCACTAATTACTGATTATAATACACTTGCAAAGGCAACAGTTCCGTCAGAGCCTAGGGGAGACGGTAAGGAAATTATCAGATGTGATAAGTTTGGCTGCTATGTAATAAAATCTGAAGGTAAGGACGAACCAGAATATTATGATGAATCTATAATAAAAGGTGAAGATTTCTCAAACGCAGACGGCACAACACCTGCAACAGTAACCAACACCGTATCACAGAGTACACAAACTGCAAAGCCAATTAAGACCGATACAAAAGTAGGCGTACCAGAAAGAGAGGGTGGATTAAAAATGAACGTTACACCATTAGAAGGTGGGATTAAACCACCAAGTGAAACTAATAAAGAGTTTCCAGCAAGTACAGGTGGTGGAGTTAGAGCACATATTGATGACGCATCAAACCAAGACAATCCAAAAGACCAAACAGTACAGGTAAGTGAAAAAATTGAAAGAATACATAAATCAGATGTTAATAAAATTATAGGAGCATTATTGGGTGGTGCAGCAGCCTTTGGAGTAGGAGCAGGTGCAGCAACCATTGGAGCAGGAGTGAAGGCAGTTGAAGATAAAATTGAAGAACCAATAGAACCAATAGAATCAACAACAGGTGAAATAGAAGAACCAGTAGAGAAAGCAGGTGCACAAAGAATTTCTAAAGTAGATCCACAATGGAATGATAGAGCAGATGACATTGATCTTAGTGAAGGAGAGGACGAAGATCCATATGCAGATCCTGATGATAATCTTGGAGATTCAAAAGATAAAGCAGTAGAATCAATAGTAAGTAAAGATTCTGTAGACGGAAAAGGTAGTAACAAACCAAAACCAGAACCAACACAAGGAGAAAAAATTATGGATAAGCGTATTGCTGATGAACACACTGGTTATGACCCTAAAAGACTTGGAGAGTTTCCAGAACACCAGCCGTTTCGTGACAGGAAAACAGAAGAATGGGAAGAAAGACAGAGAGGAATGTTCGATCAAGGTGACTATCAAACACCTGAATCAAAAGATAGAGAACATTGGGCAGATAGAGGTGTTAAATCAGATGTAAAACCAGATTATGCTGATTGGCTTTATGAAAAAGCCCCAGAGAAGCATGGATTGAAGAAGCCAAGCAAAGACCCAATACGTAAAACGTGGGAGACATGGTTAGAAAATAAAAGCCTAGGAGCATTAGGTTGGGGTAAATTAAACCGAGATGGTACTAAACAGAAACTAAGAAAAAAACAACCAAAACTTGATGACTTTGTTGAGGAAAAAAATAAATTTGCTTATGCAACTGAAGAGGGAAATATACAGTTAGGTGGTCAAGCAGTACCTACAGAGAATAAAGAAAAACTGGTAAGTTCATTGGGTGCACAGAACAAACAAAGAAAGGTTACTATACGCACAGAAAGATAAGAAATCTTTATATACCCTTTATATAAAGGATATCTAGGAACATGGTCAACGAAGACAATTCTAACGAACAAATTGAAGATACTGAAATCACCAAAAGTGATGAAGGAATTCAACGAGTTGAAACAGAAAAATCTTTCCAAGAAACTGTAAAATCAGGTTTCGACACATTAACAGATGTTGTTCAGTCTATTGCTGAATCACAAAAGACAACGCAAGAAGTCTTAGGTGGATTAGATAACAGATTGAAAGCACTGGAGACACCATCAGACTTGCCACTTACCCCAAAAGGTACAGCAGCAGGAGACGATGTTGGAGCAAAGGTAACTGTCCCAAGAGATCCATATCCACAAGGCACACAAGCTGGACTGGACGATGATCGATCTGGGGAAGACAAACCAATCTCTGATAAGGGTGGTCTAAAAATGCAGAAGAAATCAGGAGACGATACAGAATTAATTGAGAAAGCCGAGCACACATTTAGCACCGAAACACCTCGACCAAATGCATCAATAGAAACTGTTGATAAATCCATTAAGGATTCATCACTAATTTTGAAAGATGCACGAGCAGAAGGTTTTGAGGGTCTATCTATTGTCGCAAGGAATATTCTCAACGGAAAGTATTACGTGCCTTCAGACGATGAAGTAAGAGGTTTCTAAAATGGTTCAAATCAAAACAATCGATGAACTAGAAGCACTCTATTATGGACACAATCGCAACCTTCTAAGAAAAGCAGACGCACCAGTAACAACCTCGACAGTTGGTACATTTAATGCCATTTTCGGGGCATACGCATGGGCACAATTAAACCTTGAGGCAAATGCTTTTGGTATCTTACCAAAGTATCCTTGGGACAAGTCTGGTTGGAGGGTCATCACAGCTAAGCCAATTCTGAACACCACAAACGCTAACACAGTGTTAGGTGGTACTGCAGAAGGTGGTTTAATCGCAGAGACAATAAAACCAACATTGCAAGAAATCGATGTACGACCAAAGACAGCACAACTGCCTTTCAGTGCATCAGAAGTTATGGAATGGTTGGCAACACACTCTAAAGACGATATTTGGGGAGGCTTAGGCTCACTCAGATTATTTATGGCTGTACAGCACAAAGAGTTCCTCAATAGAATGTTACTAGCAGATGTTGAAGCAGTAGCAGCAGCAGGTGGAAATAACACTGGCACAAAAGACTTCGAGTCATTAGATAGAATCGTTTCAAGCAGTGCAGAAGAAGCAGTAACAGGCGGAAGTGGCACAGGACATTATGATCCTTGGGCTGCAAACGCAACTATCGATAGAGATAGTGGAACAGACTTCGACTCAACTGTAGAATCGGCATCAGGCACAATCGGAACAAATGGAGTACTAACTGATGATACATTAAGAACTTTCCTTAGAAAGATTCGTATCGCAGCAGGTAAAGATCCAAACGTTTTCCTAGGTTCTCACGAAGTTTATTCTGAAATACAAGGGCTATACATGCCTTCTGTCAGGATTCCAAATCCTTACGGTGAAGCATTAGTACAAGTCGATGTAAACGGAATACAAACATTCAAGGGAACTGGAGTAGGCATTCACGTAGATTCAATTTACGGAATACCATTCATACCAAGCAAAGACGCACCAAGCAATACAGCAGACTCTGCTGAGATCGGAAGATTATTTGCACTGGACACGTCAGACGCTGAAGGTTATGGATATCCAAGAATAGGAATTCAGATCGCAATACCCACCGAGTATTACGAAGCAACTCGAAGAACACCAGCTTATCCATTCGTAAACAACGCCTTTGTGGAAAAGGGAGTTTACAGAACAATGGGCGAGACTGTATGCAGACACTTCAAATCACAAGGTAAGATTAGAGATATTAAACTTTAGTCAAACCAAAATCTTTTTTTTTATTTTAAGTAACACTTAATTTTAACCTACGAAAGTTTATATATACTAACATATAAGATTAATAATGTTAGCATACATTATTGTTATGGGAATTATCGGGGGACTTATGATATATCTTCTTAGAAGATCAAATAAGAATGATCATTTTGACTTTTCATTAAAATGTAAGGAATGTGGATTCCATAAAGGT